GCTGGCTGGGCACGCCGCTGTTCCTGGTGCCGCAGGAGCCAGGCACCAAGATTCCGATGGTGAAGTACACCCAGGAGACCATGGAGAGCACCAAGCGGGCGGCATATGTCGCCATGCTGGAGAATAGTAATGTGGCGGTAAGGCTTGGTGAGCACAGTGGTGGGCTGTGCGCCATTGATTTCGATGACGATGGAAGCCTGGAGGCGTTCCTGAAGGTAAACCCGCTGCTGCAGGGCAGTGCGCGGTGGAAGGGTAAAAGAGGGGCGCAGATCGGAGTCAGGGTCAGCGGGAAGTACCCTGGGCCGTGCGCGGAGAGAAGCACGACTGAGACTGTTGAGGTCAATGGCCGGATGCTGGGCAAGCCGCTGTACGAATGGCGTAGCACCAACAACCTGAGCACGGTCAAAGGCGTGCATCCCAGCGGGTGCGAGTACCAGGTGCTGGTCGACAAACCGCCGGTGGTGCTGGAGTTCAGCCAGATCCGGTGGCCGGAAGGCTGGCCGGTGCCGGGAAGCAGGGATGCCATGGAAGCGCTGCTCAAGCGGCACGGCGTGCCTTGGACATTCGGCAGGAGCGGCACCGGCAATCTGCATCCGACCTTCTTCGCCGGATACATGATGTCCAAGGAGCAGTACCTGTACGATGCCGTCACCGGGCAGTTCTATTGGTATCAGTCGGAGCGCGGAATTTGGATCAGCCTCAGCCGCGAGGAGATGGCCAGGCGGGTCCTGGAGCTGTCGAGCAAGGTCTTGCTGGATCAGATCGCATCGACCGAAGATCCGCGGTTGCCGAGCCTGCTAACACGGTTGACCGCGGCATTCAGCGATCAGGTGGTGGATCTGGTAGGCAGGCTGACCGTGGAAAGGAATCCCTTCGGCAGGCCCAATGCCGTGGTGCACACCAGCAATGTGATGGTGGATCTGCGCTGCGTGCCGTATGCCATGCACGGCTTCGGGCCGGAGTGGATGAGCAGGAACCAGACGCCGGTGCGATACGTCGAGGGTGCCAAGAGCGCGATGTGGGAGGCCTTTCTGGATCATGCGCTGCCCGAGAAGGAAGACCAGCTACTGCTGCAGCGCTGGGGCGGCTTGGCGATGCTGCAGAGGAACCGGAGCCAGGTCATGCTGGTGCTCACCGGAACAGGCGGCGGTGGAAAAAGTACCGTGGCCGGTGTGGTGAGGCGGCTCGTTGGCGATGAGAACTGCAGCGAGCTGCGAACCAATCATCTTGGCGGGCGTTTCGAGGTCGCCAGCTTCCATGACAAGACGCTACTGATCGGAAGCGATGTCGCTCCGGACTTCCTCAACTGCGACGGGAGCCAGGTGCTGAAGGCGTTGACCGGAGGCGATAGGTTGAATGCCGAGTTCAAGGGCAAGAGCGGGCTCAAGGCGCTTGTGGGCGACTGGAACGTGCTTGTGACCGCCAACAGCAAGCTGAAGGTGAACGTGCAGGGCGATCTGGGCGCGTGGAGCCGGAGGCTGCTGCTGCTCGACTTCAGCCAGCCCAAGCCGCAGAAGGTTATCCCCAATTACCACGACGTGATGATCGAGAACGAGGGAAGCGGAATCCTGAACTGGTTCCTAAGCGGTGCCGAGGATCTGATACGCATCATGCGCGATGGCCACAGCTTCCCCATGACCGACAGGCAGCGAGGCATGGTCGACGACTTGTTGAGCGAGAGCGACAGTGTGAGATGCTTTATCGTCAATCACGTCAGGCCTAGTAGTATGACATCGGACAGTGTCACAAGCGATGAGCTGTACCATGCCTACTTGCAGATGTGTAGCTACAAGGAGTGGAGTCCCGAGCCAGAAAAGCGTTTCCAAAGGCGTGCCTCTGACCTCATGCTGGAGATCCACCAGGCCATGAAGTCAAACAATTTGGGGCGAAGTGGAGAAGGAGACAGCGGTCAACGAGGATATTTGAAGGTGACGCTGGTTTTTCTTGATCCAGTGGAAAAGTATTAAAATAACACTTCATGAGACGGATGAGACGGCAATTTCCAACTCGGTGGTAGAAGTGGGAAGAGATGAAAACGTGCACACAGGGAAGCATCAGGTCGGAAATATCCGTCTCATCCGTCTCAGGCAGTCTGAGGCTGGGAATGGTGGCGGGATTGAAAAAGGCTGGACAGGGAATGGTGGGCCGTTGCCCGGCCTGCGCGGAGGTTGGGGCTGACAAGCACGCTAATCACCTCATCATCTGGCCCGACGGCAAGTTCGGCTGTGTTTGTCATCCGGGGTCACAAGGCAGGCAGCACAGACGACGGATTTTCGAGCTGGTAGGAGACAGGTCAACGCAGAAGAGAAAGGAGACAATATCAACACCTTTAGACATATCACTGTTATGAGTGTTAAATACGATCTTGATCGTATGAAGCTACTGAATGAAGCGCCTGAACTGATACGCAAGGCAGTGCAGCGCGGATGGATGTCATACCCCATCGGGCAGAAGTTCCTGCCGGATGGTAGGCCTGACCCGATGCTGTTCGATGTCGAACGCATCATCCCGCAGAAGTACACGCCGGAACTGTGCCGAAGGGCTTACCTGCTGCGCGAATCAGGCATGACGCTGGATGACACCGCTGCAGAGTGCGGCGTCGCCCGCGGATCAATCGTCTATCTCATCACCAAAGGACACGAGCAGCAGCTCGCAGAAGACCGCAGCAAACTCAAAGATTGAAATGAGCACCAACAACGCAACAAACTCCCAGCAGATGGAAGATCCATTCCTATACGCACCCAAGCCATCCAGCAATGTGCAAGAAGTCACCCAGGCAGGCACCAGGCCGTCCATGCACGTCAGCCTGTACGCCTACGGTGGCGTCAGTGCCGCGTGTCTGATGTCCTGGATCGGTTTGACCGCAATCTTTGCCCGGAGCGACCGCCAGACCGATTTGCGGGCCATCCGCGAGGATGCGCTCATCAGCCGCTCACGCTGCCGTGCCACCAAGTGGTTCCTGGACAGTGGCAAAGACGTATGGGTGCAAATCGATCACGACATCGACTTCGATCCGCAGGACATCGTCCGCATGGCCGAGCTGGCCCACGAGAAGCAGGCGACCGTCTGCATACCGTACCCATGCCGCACACTTCCACCCAGGCCGGCCCTGCGTCCCATTGCCGAGCACCTGCAGGCGATCAAGCATCAGGTGGCTGATGCCGAATGCGCAGCGGAGCTTGTGCCTATTCGGATGTTCGCATCAGGATGCATGGCAATCCCCCGTAATGCCATTATACACGCGCTTGATCTGCTCGGAGGGTCAGGAGTGCAGACCCCGTATAAAGTCGATTGGTGCAAGGACGTGCAGGTCGAGGAGTTCCCGACGCTATGGATGCCGTTCGCGGTCGATACCATGCCCGGCCAGTACGAATACCTGTCCGAGGATTACGCTGCGGCCCTCCGGCTCTCGCTGGCCGACATCCAGCACTACTCGATGAAGCCGAAGAAACAACTCAACCATTGGGGCGAGTACCCATACAGCTTCAAGCCTTATGCCGGATGAGAAGCCGAAGAAGAGGCCGAGCCTCAGGGATGTTGGAGCCGCTGCTGGGGTAAATCACCAGTATGCGCAAAGAGTGCTTTCCGGGAAAACAAACGTCCCATCAGACATCAAAGAGAGGGTCCTGAAAGCAGCACAAGAGCTTGGGTACACCAAAACCAACCATCCTGGTCAACATTTCAACTCCAAGCTCACCCAAGAGCGTGCAGATGCTGTCGTTGAAGGTATCATCGAGAACAAGTCGCTGGAGAAGATCGCAGAAGCTACTGGGCTTTCACCTCATACAGCTTTCAAGCTGATCCGCGGAGTCAAAGTGCCTGTGGATTACCCAGAAACCGAGGAGGAATGGCGGAAAGATGTCACGGGATACTTGGAAATCGCGATCTGGAAGGGCACCAAGAGACTGGCTGAATCCTCTATTATGTTGATCGATGATCGGACATTACCGGTCTCAGTCGCGGTGCTGACGGATAAATTAGCAGTTATTCGTGGCCAACCCACCTCAATTCACCTCGCCATGACCGCTTCAGTCAACCATCGGGACCTCATGAAGGACCTGAAGGAGCGCAATGTGACCCCGGTGAACGACGAGCAGACACCGGATCTGGTTTAGGTATTGGCCCAAAATGTCCTACCCCTCCGCGGGTGTTACATCAAAAACAGGGCATTTTGGGCCGTTTTCGACGCATTCGTGCACAATAGATGTTATATTCACTTCGACGCACCAACACGCAGCAAACCCGCGTAAACATTGGTCGAAGCGCGTGTTTCGCACCCCTCGGCACGCCAATGTCCTACCCCGTTACACAAGGCAATCACCAGGCCGCACCGGACACCGGGGGAGGGGGTCCCGCAATCCGCCGAACGCCAAAAAGGCGACGGGTTCTGGAAACGAAAAAATCTAGGAAATGAGCCAATCACCCAACCTTTGCCTCACCTGCTCCAAGCCTTTCGAGATCATCAAGGTCCGCACAGGCAACAAGCAGAAGAAGTTCTGCTCCGACCACTGCAACGACACCTGGTGGAACGAGCAACCGCTCCACCCCGTCATCCCCAAGGTCGACGCGCAGCACCCACGCGCCCTGGAGCTGAAGCAGAAGCGCACGCAGCTCGTTCTGCTCGAAAAAGCTGACCCATACACCTACGGCTACATCCCAGACCACTGGGAAATCGCCAACATTGAGTTCACAGCTACCCAGGAACTCCTAATCAGCGGCGGCAACCGTGCCGGCAAAACGCTGTGGGCCGCCCGCCGCGTGGTTCAAACGCTCTTGGAGAAGGAAAACGCATCGGTCCTCTGCTGCCACACATCGCACGCCACTTCTGTCACAGTTCAGCAACCCGCAATCTACAATTACCTGCCAGTAGCCCTCCGAGCCACCAAGAAGGGCCGCATTCACTACCTAAACTACTCACGCAAAAACGGATTCACTGACGGTTCTTTCATTCTCCCCAACGGCTCGCGCTGCGACTTCCTGAACTACACACAATCGGAGAACACCATTGAGGGTCGCGAGGCCGACCTGATCTGGTGCGATGAGTTGGTCCCGCAATCCTGGGTGGAGACCTTGCGCTACCGCCTGATCACCCGCCGCGGCAAGCTCCTGGTGACCCAGACCCCATTGGAAGGCGTTGCCTCGGTCTACAAGGAGTTCACCGCGGGCTCCGCGATCACGGCCTTTGCAGACGCGCAGCTCCTGCAGAACAAGCAAGCATTGCCCACCTGGCCTGTCGGCAAGGCCGCACGCACCATGGTCCAGGCTCAGACAAACCGCAGGGTGGTGTTCTTCTTCTCGGAGGACAACCCCTACAATCCATTCGACGAGATGCGCTCCAAGCTGGTCGCATCGCCCATGGGGCAAATTCTGACACGCGCCTACGGCTGGGCATCGGACAACATCGGCAAAGCATTCGCCCGTTTCCGCCCGGACATTCACTGCATCGAGCGCTCCGCAGTGCCTGCTGGCGGCACCCTGTACATGGTCTGCGACCCTGCCGGAGCCCGCAACTGGTTCTGCCTGTGGCTCCTGGCCTATGAGGACGGCAAGCGCATCGTGGTGCGTGAGTTCCCCGACTTCAGCAACTACGGCGAGTGGACGCTTCCATCCGAGAAAGCCGACGGCAAACCCGGCCCAGCCCAGACCCTAGAAGCCGGTCGTTCCATCTCCGAATACCGCAATCTCTTCCGCCAGATCGAGGATGACTTGGGCTATGGCGACCCCGTTATGCGCCTGATCGACCCAAAGGCAGGCGGTTCACCCGCTCTCTCCGAGGCTGGCGGAACCACACTGATCGACCTCCTGGCCGAATCCGACGACCCCACCGACGAGCCCATGGCCTTCATACCGGCACCCGGCGTGCCCGTCGACCAACGCACCAGCGCCATCAACTCGCTCCTGTCCTACGACGCCACCCAACCGCTCACGCCACTGAACGAACCCTCCCTGTACATCACCAAGGACTGCAGCAACCTCATCTACGCACTCTCCGAGCACACAGGCCGCGACGGCCAGAAGGGCGCATCGAAGGACCCCATCGACTGTCTCGGTATGCTTTTGGTCTCCGGCCTTGCTTACGTGGGCAAGAACGGCTTCGATACCCGCGGCGGCGGTGGATACTAATTTCTGACCCTATGCAAGGCGATTCATACAAGACGGCAACGGACCAAATGGCGAAGGTCGGCGCTTCACCGGACATCGGTGCATTGACCGACGAGCTGCGGCGTTCTGCGACGGAATACGGCATCGGTTCCCGCGTGCAGAAGGTCGAGAATGTGCGCTACTGCCGCTGGCCTGGGCAGACCGACGACGGCAAGAAGTGGAACGATGGATCGCGCACCAGCCCCGCATTCCCCTGGGACGGCGCTTCCGACACGCGCATCCCATTGGCCGACGAGGTGGTCAACGGCCTGGTCGACCTCTGTTCGACTTCCTTTTGGCGCTCGATGCTGCGTGTTTCGCCTTCCAACACCTCGCAGCTCGACGTGGCGTCGACCGCGCACAACCTGATGGACTGGACGGTCAATGCTCGGATGTACAACGACCTGACTCGCGAGGTCGAGTTGCTCTCTCAGTACCTCTGGACCTACGGCTGGACCGGCGTGCACGTCACCTGGCAGCAGGAGATGGGGCAGAAGGAGCAGGAGTTGACGATGGACCAGATCATGGCCATCGCCGCGCAGTCTCCGCAGGGCTCGGTTCTGGCCGACCTGCCAAACCTAATCGCAAATCCGGAGGCCGACGATCAATCCTCGGAACTCCTGCTCGCTGCATTCCCCAATCTGAAGAAGCGCCGCGCTCTCAAGGCCGTGCGCGACCTGCGTGACGAGGGCGAGTGCGAGTTCCCGGTGCCGACCATGGTGACCAACAAGCCCATGATCGCGGCCTTGGCGCCATACGATGAACTCGCGTTCCCTCCGGAGACCACCGACATCCAGTCCGCCCGTGTTGTCTTCCGCCGCTTCTACATGACCGAGGTTGAGGTTCTCCAGAAAGTGGAGACCGACGAGTGGGATGCGGAGTGGGCGCAGGAAGCGATCAACACGATGGGTCGCTTCAGCAATTACGCCGACTACACGTACACGCTGGGCCTGTCAAACAACGCGCTGATGGACCGCAGCAACCTCATCGAGATCGTCTATGCCTACCAGAAGGCCGTAGACGAAGATGGAATGCCCGGCGTCTACTACACGGTGTTCTGCCCGCAGGTCGGTAATAAGTGGGGCTATTTCGAGCTGCTGGACTACAACCACGGCCAGTATCCGTTCGTGGTGTGGCGCTCCGAGCTGATCCACCGCAAGATCGTGGAATCGCGTGGCGTGCCCGAGGTTGCTTCGACCTGGCAGCACGAGGTGAAGGCCCAGCGCGACAGTGTCTTCGATTACACCTCGCTCTCGACGCTTCCGCCCATCGAGGTCCCGAAAACCCGCGGCGGCAATCTGAAGATCGGCCCCGCTGTCCAGGTTCCGGTGCTTCGCCGCGGCGAGATCGGTTTCATGCAGCCGCCGGCCCGCGAGCCTGGCGTGGCCTTCCAGCTCATCGCTGCTGTCGAGGCTCAGACCGACCGCTACTTCGGGCGTCCGACCGAGAAAGTGCCTCCTGCGATCACCCAGATGCGCCAGCAGCGCCTGATCAACAACTGGCTGCATGGCTGGACCGAGGCCTTCCGTCAAGTTCTCTCGCTCGTGCTGCAGTACATGGGGCCTGACGAGATCATGCGCGTGACCGGGTCGCAGGTGCAGATCCCGGAGAACGTGCAGGAGTTCGATTGCACGCTGAAGTTCGACGTGCGCGAGCTGTCGACCGACCTCGTGACCGAGAAGCTCAAGGCGATCTCCTCGCTCGTGCTGCCTCTGGACACCGTTGGCGTGATCGACCGCGCCAAGCTGATCTCGGTTGCGCTGCGCACCATCGATCCTACGCTTGCCAGCGAGCTGGTGATGCAGACTGGTCCTGCCTCGCAGAAGATGTTCAAGGAAACCAACGATGAGGTGGCCCTGATGTCGCTTGGCAATCCTCCGGCACTGCGCGAGAACGACCCGACCGCGGCTATGCGGCTGCAATTCACGCAGCAGGTGCTGCAATCCAACCCGAAATATCAGGCGCAACTGCAGCAGGACCCGCTTTTCCAGGCCAACCTGCAGAAGTACCTGGAAAACCTGCAGTTCTCGGTTCAGCAGCAGCAAAACGCGATCACCGGACGACTTGGAGTGCAATGAACCGCTATTCTGACGAGAAATTGATCGAGATCCTGCGTTCCGCGGGCGAGTTAAATCCGCTTTTGGTCGCCATTGAGCAGATCATCGCAGATCAACTGGAGTCGGAGACGACTTCGGCGATACTTTCCGACCTGGAACCGCATGGCCGCGCATTCAACTGCGGGCGTGCGGCTTCCATCAAAGACCTTCAAGTGTACATCAATACGCTGAAGAGTGAGAATGTTTGACAATTTGTCATTTATTAGCTCTCACTAGCACAACGCTTCTTGGTTGGCGCACAACCATGGTCAAAACAGCCGACTTGCTAGGCTCAAAACAGCATGGATAACCAGAACACGGGGGAAGCGACACCTCCAAACAACACGGAAAGTCCCAAGTTCAACCCGTTGACCTTCGACGAGGCGGCGTTGGCAAAGGTGCTGAAGGAACGCTTCAGCGGGACCGAAGAGAAACCTGTGCAGAACGTCGAGGAACAGTCTCCGGAGCCGGATGCCGCGAGTGCGGAAGATCGGGCCGAGGAAGCGGAGCCGACCGCTGAACAAACGGAATCCCAGGACGAGTCTCCTGAGGAGGTTCTTTCCGAGGACAAGAACGAGGACGAATCGTTGGGCTTCAAGAAGCGCATCGACAAGCTCACGCGCCAGAAGAAAGAGGCGCTGGAGAAGGCCGAGGCACTTGAACGGGAGCTGAACGAGGCGAAATCGAAGCTGGAACAGGCGGCGTCTGAGCGTCCTGTGGCAGTTGCTTCATCGCAAGATCCGTTCGCGGATGTGTGGGACGAGGGGAAACTCAATGACGAGTATTCCAAGGCCCGCAATCTGCGTCGGTGGTGCGAGGACAACAGCGACGGGTGCGAAGTGGATGGCAAGGAGTACAGCGCGGAGGACATCAAGCAGATCCGGCGGCGTGTAGAAGACGCTCTTGATCTGCACATTCCGAATCGCGCTCGCTTCCTGCAGAACTACAAGCAGATCAAGCCTATCGCGGAGCAGTTGTATCCTTTTTGGAAGGATCGCAGCAGCACCCAGTACACCGAGGCGCAGCAGGTGTTGCGGCAGTTGCCGCAGCTCTCTCAGCTTCCGGAGTACCAGGTGCTTGTTGGTGACTTCCTGGAGGGCCGACGGTTGCGACTGGAGCGTGAATCGGGCAAAGCCAAGCCGGCGTTGCCTGTGAAGCGAGCCCCGTCACAGCCGGGCAAGCCTACGGCTGCTCCTGTGAAGAAGGATGCCGCGACGGTCCAGCGCGATGCAGCAAAATCCAAGTTCTTGAAGTCGGGCAGTGTCTCCGAATTGGCTCAAATACTTAAACAGTTCTAGTTATGCCTCTGTTGCAACCTAACCAGGGCGGATCTGTTCCGCTCGCTTCCACCTCCGCGGCTCGTGAAGATCTCGCGGACTACATCGCCATCGTCGACCAGAAGTCGACCCCGCTCGTGTCCATGGCCCCGAAGGGCAAGGACTTGGGCAATATGCAGTTCTCGTGGCTGGTCGACAATTACCAGGCCCCGCAATTGCAGGGTGTGGTCGACGGCACCGACGTGACCGTCTCCAATGCGTCCAACCCGGTGACCAACCGGACCCGCCTGAACAACTACGCGCAGGCCTTCCGCCGCGATCTGCGCGTTGGTTTCATCGCCCAGACCCAGGACGTGGCTGGCACCACCAACGAAATCGCCAACGGCATCGCCAAGAAGCTCGTCGAGCTGAAGCGCGACATGGAGGCGACCTTCGCTTGTACCAACCAGGCCTCGCAGGCTGACAATGGCACCAACGCCTACCTGACCGGCTCGCTCGGTAACTGGTTGACCAGCACCAACAGCAGCAACATCGGCGCGTGCGCTTCCGGTTCGCCGTTCCTCCCGGCTTCGGGCGCCGTCGACACCACTGCCTCCGCCTCCTTCACCGAGGCCACCGCGCAGAACGTGCTGACCGCCATCTACGGCAACACCGGCGTGTTCCGCGACTACGATGCCATCCTCGGCACCACGCTGAAGCGTGCCTTCACCAACCTGACCGCCTCCGGCGTGACCCAGGTTGCCAACACCAACACCATCGCCGCGACCAGCGTCCGCACCTTTAATCAGGAGCTGTCCGCTGACACGTTTAAGTCGTCCATCGACATTTTCGAGGGCGACTTCGGTCGATTGATCCTGCACCCGACCACCTTCATCGGTGGCAAGAACGTGGCCGCGCTGTCTGCCCAGGCCTACAAGGGCTACGTGATCCCGATGGATATGCTTGAGATCCGCTACAGCAAGCTGCCTGAGGTTCTCAATCTGCCCGACGCTGGTGGTGGTCCTGCCCGCCTGGTGCAGGCCATCGCCGGTCTCGTGGTGAAGAACCCGAGCGGCTTCGGTATGTTCAACGGAGCGAGCTAATCGACCGTTGCAAAGCACAGGGCGCTGCATCACAATGGTGCAGCGCCTTTTTGTTTTATGGCTGATGAACTCTCAACGGCAATCGCCGCATCGCTCGACGATCTCCCTGGCCATCTCCGCTCGCAGGTGATCGAGGAGCTTTGCCACGGCATCAACAAGGACTGGGTGCAGGCCGGTATCCAGCAGCGCAAGATCGCCGCGCAGACGCACGAGGTCGACCGCAAGTCCATCGACGGCATTGGTCGCTTGCGGATGCGCATCGACCCGACGCTCTACCACTACTGGGGAACCAAGCTTGGCTACGACTGCTGGAAGGACAACCAGTTCCTGAGCGAAGTCGAGCGTGACAACCCGGAGGTGCGCGTGAAGTGCGGAGGTACACGCTTGCAAGTCGGCTGGAGTGGAGAGAAAAGAAGCACGCAGAAGTTCAACCTATGAATGTCGGCTCAAATCGTCAGTTATCCGGAGAGTACGGCGGAAGGTATATCTCCAGCGCTTCCGGCACCGTGACCGGAAGCTGGCAGGCGTTGCACGCTTTGGAGATCACGATCCTCGGCGCTGTGACTTCCAACATCACCAATTTCCCTGCTGGCGTGACGCTGCAGGCCGGCGATGAGATCGCTGGAGTGTTCACCTCTGTGACGGTGAGTTCCGGCTCGCTGATCGCGTACAATCGGAAGTACGGATAATGGCTCGCCTGGGTCTAGGTCTTGGAATCGACAGCCACCATCGCCTCGGCGCCGGTGGCATTCCTCCTGACCCGCCTATCGAGCGGCGCGATCTGCTCTGCGAGAATGGCGACTACCTCGTCCAAGAGGACGGCGGTCGCCTGGTAATCACTTTCGGCACATTCGACTCTCTCCTCTGCGAAAGCGGAGATTTCCTGGTTCAGGAAGACGGCGGTAAAATCATCATAGCAATCTACTAACATGGCAGACCTTAAGATTTCGCAACTGACAGCGATCACGACGCTTACACCGGCGACCGATATCTTACCCGTCGTCGACGTGACCGGAACCACCAAGAAAATCACGGTCAACCAGATCCTTGGTTCCGGCGGCACCGCCACGCTCGCCTCCGCCACCATCAGCGGAGCGGCTTCTGCGGCTGGTTTGAGCGTAACTGGTTCGACCATTCCGACGAACGGCGTTTACCTTCCGTCCGCCAACAATCTCGGATTCGCGTACAATTCGACGTTGGGGATGACTTTGAACGCCACCGGACTTGGGGTGGGGGTTGCGAGTCCTGCGTTCAAACTTCAAGTGGTTGGAACAAGCGGGTCGTTGGTTGATTTGTGCGGTTCTGCTGTTGCTGGTCTTCAGACTCTGGTGCGTATTAGGACCGCAACAGCAAATACCAGCGGGTTGTTGATACAAGGAAACGTCAGCAATGACGAAATGTACATCAACAACTTCTACAACGCTGCGCTGTCGTTTGGAACTAACAACACGGAGCGGATGCGTATCGACTCCTCCGGCAACGTCGGCATCGGGGTTACGCCGAGTGCGATTGCCAATGTCACTCGTTTGGAGATTAAGGGAGCTATCAGTTCCAATGTTACGATTCGCAGCGCTTCTTCAAATACCGCTGCGCGTGACTGGATGGTTGCTTGTAACGCCAACGCATTTGGAGACTTGGTTTTCCGTCAGGGAAATTCGCAGGGTGCTGACCCTAATTCTGGAACGGATCGGTTGGTGCTGGATGCGAGTGGGAATTTGTTGGTGGGGAAGACGGCTTCTAGCACTACCGTTGCCGGTTCGCAGATTCAACCGGATGGAACTTTCTCGGCTGTTAAGGGAGATGCTAACCCCGGATTCTTCTACAACCGCTCGACTGCTGCATCTGGAACCATTGCGCTGTTCCGGTCGAACAGTGTCACTGTTGGAAGCATCACGCAGGACGGAACGAACACTTCCTACGTCACGACTTCTGACTATCGTTTGAAGGAAGACGTTCAGCCGCTCGTTGGCGGTCTGGCCCGTGTTTCTGCTCTCAAACCTTCGATCTACAAGTGGAAGTCCAATGGATCGACTGGCGAAGGTTTCTTGGCCCATGAACTCGCTGACGTTGTTCCTTCTGCGGTCATCGGATCGAAGGATGAAGTCAACGAAGACGGAAGCATCAAAGCTCAGGGAGTCGATCTGTCAAAGGTCGTTCCGATTCTTGTCGCTGCCATTCAAGAACTCGCCGCTCGCGTTCAAACCCTCGAAGCTAAGTAATTTATGACCATCTCTTGGATCATCGAACGCCTTCTCGTTAAGCCGACCGAAGGCCCCAACACCGATGTCGTCATCACCGCCGACTGGAGGTGCAACGGCTCGCAGGACAACTACAGCGGAACCTGCTACGGCTCCTGTTCGTTCGCTCCGCCGAGCGGTTCTGGATTCACGCCGTACAAGGATCTGACCGAGCAGCAGGTTCTCGGCTGGTGCTATCAGAACGGAGTCGATAAAGCGGCCATCGAAGCCAACGTCACCGCGCAGATCGAAGCGCAGATCAACCCACCCGTGGTCAGTCTGCCGCTGCCGTGGAATCCGCAGCCCGAGGTTGAAATCGTCGCTCCGGTCGCTGATACTGCCGCCTGATATGGAAATCACGGTCAAGTTCACTCAGGAGCAGGCCAACAACCTGCTGCAACTCATCGACATCGCGGTTAAAGCCGGTGGCATCGCCAACGCCAAGGTTGGCCTGCCGCTCGCCGAGATCATCATCAACGCCGCACAACCGAAGCCTGAGTAAATGGACGCGACCAACCACGGCGGAAGCCACGGCCTCGGTGTTTCCCTGGCCACAGCGAGCGCAGCGACGATGATCTCGTTCCTGCCCCAGCTCACCGAGTGGCTTCGGTTCATCACCGCCGTGATTGGTTTGGTCGCTGCCTGTGTCGCACTCTACAAAGCCCTGAAGAAATGAAAAACACCAAGACCACTCTTGCCGGTATCGGCGCCATCCTCGTTGCCATTGGCGGCGGCTTGAAAGCTGCCTTCGACGGCGATCCGACCACTACGGTCGACCTGACTGCGACCATCGCCGCGGTGACCGCCGGCATCGGCCTGATCTGGGCCAAGGACGCCAACGAGAAGCTGGAACTCAAGAAGCCCGAGTGACCTGGATCTACCAGATCGTCCTGGCGTTCCTCGACTGGATTCGCAAGACCCCACCCACCGATGTTCAACACGGCCAAGCACCGAAGCCTCTCAAGGATGATCTGGCTGGCCGTATTGCCGATCTTCCTGGGTTGCCAGACGAAGGTGGTCCTGGTCCCTTCCGGTGACCCCGTGATGCTGGCCAAGCCTGTGCGGGCCAGCGTCTACGCTTTCGACGCCGACAAGAAACTGGTGGGGCCGTCCACGGTGACGCTGCCCGCCGGCTGGTACGTTCTACCCAAAGACAAATGATCACATACCGCGGCCAGAAGTTCGCCGGCTACAACAAGCCCAAGGCCACGCCTGGTGGGCCTAAGAAATCCGCGGTGCTGGCTAAGGAAGGCGACAAGGTCGCTCTGGTTCGCTTCGGCGATCCCAACATGACGATCAAGAAGCACCTGCCAGAGCACAAGAAGAGCTTCATGGCTCGGCACGGGTGCGACAATCCCGGAAGCAAGCTGTCGGCTAAATACTGGTCCTGCAAAGCCTGGAAATGAGAACTGTCTCCTACGATTACGTTCTGCAACGCGCCTGCGAACTCACCGGGCGCGTTTTCTCTACGCTGACGACCGAGGAGGCCAACCTCTTCCGCACGTTCATCTCGATGACGCTGCGCAGCGCCTGGGAGTGCTTTGATTGGCCTGAGCAGACGGTCTATCAGCAGGAGTTCTTCGCGCCCAACTACAGCACCACGCAGGTCTACTCCGCGGGCATGGTGGTCTACTTCAAGACCGAGCAGAAGTACTACCAGTACGTCGGAGCGATCAACTCCGGCAATCCTCCGACGCTCAACGGACCCAACGGCACGCTGAACTCGCAGTTCTGGGCCGAGGCCAAGCCGACCTACGGCAACTCCAACGGCGAGTGGAGCACCAGCAAGACGTACAACATCGGCGATATCGTGCTGTACCCTGACACGCAGGAGTACTATGCGCTCTACGGCACTGCGCCCGCAGGCACGCTTCCGACCAATGCGTCCTATTGGGGACGGCTCAACAAGTTCCTGCGCACGATCAACCAGCAGCTCAACCCGGACGGAACCACTCGCGCCGTTGAAATCGGAGAGACGTTCTCGGTTTGGCCTGGTGATCCGCGAGTGACATGGCGCCAGCAGGAGCCCACGTACACGCTCACCGACGCCGGCATTCTGGTCGAGGACGAGCTGCCTTACGTCTGGCTTGAGTTCCGCAAGACTCCGCCGCTGCTCTCGACATCCGCGGAGGCCAGTGCCTACGCTTTCCCGTATCGGTTCGTTGAAGTCTGTTCGCTCAAGGCTGCTGGCCAGATGCTGCGTGTCGATGGAAAGGTCGATCTCGGTACGACGTTCTTGGAACTCGGCGAGATCGAGCTGACCAAGGAGATCGACAAGGTGGCCAACCAGGAGAAGTACGTGCGCCAGATCATCGTCCCGAATCGCTGATATGCCTGACCTGCCCGAGATCATCTCAACCGACGATGGATTCAAGGGCGTCATCTCTCGCCTAGATCCCAATCAGGTGCCTCCGATGTTCGTATCGCAGGCGATCAACCGCGTCTTCCAGGATCAGTTGATCAAGAACCGTTGGGGCATCGTGCAGCCGAAGTGGGGCGGCAAGTGGACCACCACCAATCAGCGTTTTACCGTCTCCAGCAAGTCGAACACCTGGACCCGATCAAGTCCCGGCCTTGCTATTCCGACCGGCACCATCGTCTGCTCGGACACGGTGCGAAACGTCGGCCCTGTCATTCCGAATGGCACACGAGTCGTTTCGGACAACAACACCGACTGCGTTCTCAGCAGCGACACCTACAACTTCTCGCCGTCTCCGGACGACTACTACCTCAGCTACTACTCGTCGACTGATCCGTTCACAGACATCCTTGGCATCCTGCCTTTCCGCGATCCTGACACCGGATACCAAGGCCTGATCGTCGCCACCAACGAGGTGCGCACATCCGACGGTGGACAGGGCAAGATGTACCTCGTGCGCCCCAATCAGTCGCACCTGGAGATTCCGATGAATGGGCACGACATCTACAGCCCGGTGCGCCTGATCCAGGCGACCAACGCTGTGGTGATGCTTCGCCCCGGCAATGCTCGGTACTACTTCACCGGAGGCGACGTGAACGCCATCACCGACACGATCACACTGAACGTCACTCCGGACCTGCAGACGGGTGACCGTGTCATCGTCAGCCAAATCGGAAATGCGCCATCGCTGTGGGTCGCGTCGCCCACCTCTGGCCAGGGATTCGGCCTGTACGTCAACGTGAGCGCCGGCGGTGTGTGCTCGCTGCATCTCAGCCGCGGCGATGCGCTGATCGCGTCCAACAAGGTCGACCTAAAGTCAGGCCTGACATCATCCAACCGGTACTACCTGGAACTATCGAACAACACGACCGGGTACGATGTGACCGAAGGCGTTGACGACTTCTACAACGACGGCCTTCCGTTGATCATGGAGGCGTCCTATTCCGCGGGCAATCCGGTCTCAGCACTCGACAACGGATTCAACCGGATCGCCTCGGTCAACGCCATCGTTGCCTCGTCATCGTCTGACGACACGATCACGGTTCCGAATCATCCGTTTGTCCCCGGTGACCAGGTCACGATCAGCAACGTGACTGTGTCCGGAGGAATCACCAACGGAATCTACTACGTTTTCCCGAGCGACAAGAACTCGCTGAAGGTGTTCAGCGGCACGACCGAGGAGACTGATTCGCTCAACACCGCGGAGCGTGCGGTCATTACGGCAACTGTGGGGCGCACCACGGCGCTTGCCACGCTCACGATCAACGGTTCTGGTACTATCACCGCGGTTACCATCACAAACGCCGGAGCTGGCTACACCAGCGCCACGGCGACCGTGAATGCAAATGGTGGAGGTGGGCTTGGCGCTGTCATCAACCTGACCGTCGCAAACGGAAAAGTGACCGGATACACCATCGTATCCGGTGGAAGCGGATACACATCAGGCGTTGCGACCATCACGATTTCAGCACCGACCACTGATGGCATCACTGCGCTGACGATCATCAATCAGGGCGCAGGATATACGACGGCTCCGACACTGACGCTCACCGATGCATCAGGTGTTAATGCCAGCGCTACCACAACGATTACCGATGGTAAGGTTACTTCGACCACCATCGTCAATCCTGGCACTGGATACACGGCAACAACCGTGTCTGCTTCCATGCCTTCGACGCTGGTCGACATCACGTCTTCCTCGATCACCGGCACGATCAAGAAGTCGTCCGCATCCGGTGCGAACGTGCCTGCCGGCCACGAGGGCCTGTACTTCCAGAACCGGCTGCTGCTGCTCTACGGCCCCGACTACCTGTCCGTGTCCGACGTTCTGGACCCACTGCACTACTCGCCCATCCTGAACGAGTTCAAGCTGAACACTGGGGCGAACGACAAGGTCATCGCGCTGTATCCGTTCAACACGACCACGCTGATCGTCTTCAAGGAGCGCAGCATTCTCGCTGTGGAGAATCTCTACGGCGATCTGTCCACCACCCGCCTTACCGAGGTCACCCGTGAGTTTGGATGCGTTAGTCAGGCGTCTATTGCGTCCACTGGATCGGACATACTGTTCCTGTCGCAGCGCGGCGTCATCTCGCTGAAGCAGACCGAGTACGGCATCAGCCAGTCGGTGGTGTTGCCGCTCTCCGACCCTATTCAGGATGTCATCGAGGAGATCGATCAGGCGCACTGGAACAAGGCCTGTGGCGCCTACTACAACAACCGCTACATCCTGAGCGTCCCGGTCGAGGGTGGTGATGGCACCAACACGCGCACGCTGGTCTACAACTTCCTGAACCAAGCATGGGAAGGCTACTGGGAAGGCTCACTGCTGGTCCCGCGCTACTACACGCGCATCATCGTGGCTGGCACCGACACGCTGTGCTGGGCTGACGAGAGCGGCTACATTCACAACTTCGACCTGAATGCGCTGCAGGACCGCAACCTGCTTGGGACCATCCAGCAGATTGCGACCATAGTCTACTTCCGCGGCCACACCGGCGAGAACAACGTCGACCACAAGCAGTGGACAAACGTACAGTTTGAGCTGACGAGCTGGAATCCCACCTACTCCATCAGCGCCATTTTCGACGGTGTGAACGAATCCTACACCATCGCGACCAACGAGACCAAGAGTCGCACGGCATACTACACCTACGGCTCCGGCACCTATGCGACCAACAACTCCGGAGACAACTTCCTCGCTCCATTCCGGGAAGACTACTCCACGCTTCCTGGTCTACGGTGCAACGCTTCCGGATTTAAGGCTGGTCTGCTGCAGTCATTCAGTCAGAAGGCGCGACTGCGTCGCCACTCCATTACCATGCAGCCAGTGGTCACCACGACCACAGGTGCGCTCAACATCCACTCGTTGAAGTCCATCGCCATCCCGTTCAGGCTCTACGGCAAAACCGACGTTTAACCCATGCCACTCTTCGTTACCGTCACCCCAGGAACCACCGTCACCAGCGCCACCACGCTGGATGCGGCCACGCTCAACCTGCTCGGCACTCCTAGTGTCGATGTCACCGGCACGGTCGACGGCGGCACGCTGTCCATCGGCAGCGGCTCGGTGCAGCTCACGGCGCTCTATCCGCAGGCCAACAACACGCTGGTTGGCAATGGCAGCGGCTCCAGCGCGAGCCCTGTTGCGCTGACATCGACCGACCTGGCATTCACCTCGACCACGGTGAACATCGGCACCGGAGCGGTGACCGAGAACAAGATCGGTGCGCGGGCGGTGACCATTGCCAAGATTCAGGCGATCAACACCAACAAGCTGCTTGGCCGTACCAGCGCGTCGACCGGAGACATCGAGGAGCTGACCGTCGGTTCTGGGCTTACGCTGTCCGGTGGAACGCTGACCAACGGCATCCTGCGGTACACGACCAGCTCCAAGAGCATTCCGGTCATCACCTCTGGAAGCCAGGCAGTGCAGTGGCTGACCACGTCCAGCGAGCTGCCTTCGCTGTCTGTGGCTCCGCAGATGGTTCGCGTGGTGCTGGAATGCGTGACCAACGATGGGCCTTTCACGGCAGGCAACGAGATCGACATCCAGAGCGTTGTAATGCAGGGATTCCAGAACAACTTCCCGATATTTAACTACGTTCCTACTGTTTCTTCTGGCGTTGTTTCTGGGTCGAACATCTTCCTGAATGTTTGGTTCTCTAGTCAAACACCTGGAAATCCCACTCCATACGCATCGTCATCGGTTTCTAAGATGTTCGTTTTGACCAGCGCAGGTGCTTACCAGGAGCTGACACGAGCCAACTGGAAGGTGAAAGCATATCTGCTCTACGCCTCCACCTGGGCATGATCAAAGAGATCACAGACTACCTGCTGGCACGATTGCCTGACAGCTTCAAGGGATGGACCCGCGAGGCTGTGGAGGATTACGTCATGTTCCATGCGCAGCAGGGCACGCTCAAGATCGCCTGCCAGGACGACCACGTGGTCGCTGTGCTGGTCGGGTGGCGCCAACTCAGCCCCAACCCGCAGCCCTGGGAATGGCAGCAGAGCGACCCGGAGGGCGACCACTGGTACTGGCACCAGTTCGCTGCCGACAGCGCAGTATTCGCCATGGCGGTGGCGGCTAAGTTCTTTCACGACCGACCGGAGGCTGCAATCCTCCCGGCCATCGGCTATCGAAACGGCAAACTGACCACCTACAAGAAAGGCTCGATGCCGATCTATCGGGTGGCGAACAAAAAGTATGGCATCAGTTGAAGCTCCAACGCCGCGAAATTACGCGGCTGAAACCCGGGACACACTTCAAGCCCAGCTTGATCTAGCACCACAGAAGTATGCCGCGGAGGCTCAGTTTGCTCCGAAGTACCAGGCGCTGCAGCTAGGCCTTCTTCAGCAAGCAACGCCAGAGCTGCTGAATCTTTACAAGAGTCAGATCGCTCCAACCATGGGAGAGGTTGAGGCCGCAGCCCGCTCTCGTTCGCGTGCTGGAGACATTGCCGACATACAAACTCTTGGACCACAGGCCCGTGCAGCCATCAAGGCTGCAGCTCCTGAGCAGGCAGCACTGGCTGACACACTGACGCAGCAGGCTCAGTCCGCACTGTCTGCCGGTTCTAGGCTTACACCGGAACAGCAGCGCATGGTTGAGCAGCAGACACGCTCTGGCCTTGCCGCACGCGGCCTTGCTGGAGGGCCTTCTGGTGCCATGCAGGAAGCTGTGCGTTCTCAACTAATTGGTGCCGGTCTACAGCAACAGCGCCAGCAGCAGGCCATGGGCGCGTTGCAGGCCGGCCAGGGCGTCTACGGCGACGTGTTCCAGCAGGTGCTCGGTCGCCCGTCTCAGGCCTTCGCCGGTTCACAGGGATTCCTGGGGCAGGCGCAGGGATTCAATCCGGGTCAGCTTTTCAATCCGGAGTCGCAGTACGCCGCCAACATTGCATCCGGTAACCAACAAGCGACACTTGCCGCTCGCACCGCTTCCGCAGCAAACACCACTGCGCTGATCGGTGCCGGAATGTCTGCCGCATCTAGCTTATGAACTATGGATACCCAGGAGCGATGCCATATGGGCAGGGCGGTGGCATGACCCAGTTTGCGCCACAACAACCAGTGATGCCTGGGAGCGGGTACGGTGCGCCAATGATGACCAACTTCCAGAACACCACCGCGGACGTGGAATCCCAGCGTAAGCGCCTCAAGGCACTGGGTTTGGACGACACCATGATCGACGACGCTCTAGCGTTTAAACAGGGCCTGTTTGAGAAGCGCGACGAGATGCAGGGCAAAGCGCTTGAGGCCATCGGTGGCGGTATCAAGGCGGCGGGAGGCAGCATCACTGGGGCAGCGTCTTCAGCCGGCGCAGGTCTCAAAGGCCTTGCAGCTTCTTTGTGATCACAAGATTCCAACGATGCACAGGGATTAGGTTGTTTCGGTTGTTCCGATGGCAGCTTGAGATCTGGTTTTGTCCCGCTGGAGAACTGATTCCATCGCACTCGCACAGCCAGTTCGACTCCCGCATCATTCACATCCTGGGCACCATGCGATGGATGATGGGAGGGAAATCAAAGCACGTAACCAGCTACCACTGCGGCTGGTCTAAACCCGTTCCCGCTGGCGTGCATCACGGCGCCATCGCGTTAACCTTCTCGGTCTTTGCCAATCTTGAGCGTTGGAGTGGAAATCCGACCTCCGCTGCTGTTGACTTCCAGCAGGCATGAACAAGCTTGGACAGCTTTATTTTGACGCTGCGGGAGGCAACCACAACGCAATTGTCTTCATCACCGCGTTCCACGCCTACTGCCACGCCATAGACGATCTGGTCGACGGCGACGTGCCGTTCAGCTCCGAGGCATTTCTCGACGTGCTGATGCAGGCCAACAGCCTGTACTCGACGCCATTCTACATCGACAACTGGTTTCGGCTGCAGCCGGTCATCGCGCAGATCACAAGCACCTACGCCGACTCGGTGGCTTGGGAGAAGGCTGACGAGGAGTGGAAGCGTCAGACAGCCGATGTCCTGCGGCTTTGTGGCAACGACATGATATTGCAGGTGGCCTGGATTGTGGGCGGATACAAGCACATGAGGGCTATCAGCTTGAAACTGCGCGAGTTCGCGTACCA